AAAAACAGTAGCATCTAAAGCTAATGCAAATAAGTGAAGATCAAACAGTATATTTAGCTGATTTTGGTGTTAGCTGTACATCAGGTGGAACTACTGCAAAAGCAATATTAGAACAACCTGATTTAGTTTTAGCTGGCAACCAGATTATAAGTACTGATTATCAACTTACTGCAAGAGTTAGTGACTTTGGTAGTTTGGTTGCAGGTGCATCTATTACTGTTGATTCTGTTGCATATACAGTTAGAGAAGTAAGAAAGTTAGATGATGGTGCATTTTGTGAAATTGCAATACAGAAAACATGACTACTAAACGTGAGCAGATTATGGCAAGGTTACTTACAACCCTTGCTAATACAACAGGAGTTAGTACAAGGATCTACAGAAGTAGGGTAGTACCATTAACTAGAGGGGAATCACCTGCATTAGTATTAGAACCTGTTAGTGATACTGTTGAACAAAATACATCGCTTCCTACACTAGACCATTCTTTAACAATAAGAATAAGTGTAATAGTAAGGGGTGATGTACCTGATAATGTGGCAGATGCAACTGTAGAGAGTTTGCATAGTAAAGTAATGGCAGATTTAACAGTAAATAATTTAGCTATTGATGTACAACCATCTGATACTTCATTTGAATTGTTAGATGCAGATCAGCCTGGTGGAGTTATTGGAGTGGAATATATAGTACGATATAGAACAGAAATAGACGATTTAACGCAATAGATGGTGTTTCTTACTAAAAACATATATTATATAAACATACTGATCTAATGTAACAATGCCTAAGCTACACAGAAA